AAGAAAGAGTTTCGCTCTCGTAAACTAAAGATGTCCGTTAGTCAAAACATTATGTCTCCTCTGAAGTGGTTAGAGGGATACAATCGAATGGCTGCAATGCGGGCCACGATGGAGATGTCAAAATGAATTTAGCAGGTCAAAAGGAATGGGTGGTCAGCAGCGTAAACATCCGAGATTACTTTGAAAACCTTAGTAACCATGATTGGTACTATGAGTATTCAGATGATCACAGTGTTTACAAACGTGGGAGTTATGCTAAGTCTGCATTACTACGAACCGCTGGTACGCACTCTACATATAAAGAGATGTATAAACAATTTGCAAAATGGATGCGTGAAGAACGAGAGCGTCCAGAGATTATGGAGTTTATAAATGAAGTTTAAAGATATTAAGTTTACCCCAACAAAAATTCCTAAAGGAATTCAAGCACTTGTACAGTTTGGTGACTATGAGTTATCAATCATACAAAATGAAATGAGTTATGGTTCGCCCTCATTGTATGAGGTTGCAGTCTATAGGGATGATAAGATTATTGAGATGCCTGGCATTACTGAAGAGAATGGTGGTGTCCAAGGATGGTTGAATGAAAGTAATGTTGAAGGTGTAATGAAGAAGATGTACACTATTACACGAGAAGAACCTATTAACCTTGTAGACACTATACCACATTAGTGATATACATTAACATATCATTGTGTAAGAATGATATACATTAACATATAATTAGCACTACACCAATCCCTTGTTTGTCTTATAAATAGATGCACAAGGGATTTTTTTATATGCAGAATACATTCTTCGCAGGGCGTGATGGTTTTATCTGGTGGTTTGGTGTAGTAGAGGACAGAAATGACCCTCTTGCACTAGGAAGAGTTCGTACTAGGGTGTACGGATATCACACAGATGATAAGACTAAACTTCCTACAATTGACTTACCTTGGGCATTATGTGTCCAACCAGCTAACTCAGCATCTTCTGGCGGAGTTGGTACAAGTCCAACTGGGCCTATTGAAGGTACATGGGTGATTGGGTTCTGGAGAGATCCAGACTTTATGCAAGAACCAATGGTGTGGGGAACAATTCCAGGCATCAACAGTTCTGCAGCTGCACCCAGTGGTGAGTCTCCACATGACTTCTCCCCAGAACAACAATTAGACCCCCCAACAATTACAGAAAACAAAGCAATTGCAAATGGAAAAACAACTTCATTCAGCACGCCCGCAGATGTAACAGATTCTACAGTTCTCGTAAAGATTAATGGTGTGGTACAATCTGCAACGAATAGAGTTCCCGAATCCCCTAACAATGTTGAACAACCCTTAGACGATTTCTATGGTACTGGTACTGTATATTCTGGTACAGACTTTCCAAGTGAACGGTTTGGTAATCAGATTGCAGATAAGATTAATAAACTTGCACCAGAACTTCGTGATAGGTTTGCTAATGGTATTAAAAAGTTTCTTAATTCTAATAAAGCTAATGGATATGATTGTTCCATTGCATTTTCTTACAGAACCTTTGCACATCAAAAAGAATTATATCGCAAGTATAAGTCGGGTGGCCCTAAGGCTGCTTCGCCAGGCGGTTCTTGGCACAACTTCGCATCTGCAATTGACTTGACTATATACAAAGACGGTGCTTACGATGACGGACGTACTGGACTTTCCAATTACACTGAACTTGCTCGAGCAGCGTTCTCCTCTTATGGATTAATTAACGACATTTCAAATGACAGCGGACACTTCTATCCAGCAGCATTTGGAAAGGGTGTAGATAGACGATTGCGTAATGGTACAATAACTGTAGCAGAGTTTGCTGCAGAAAAGGGACTTGCATAATGGCATATAAAATTGAAGCAGGAAGAGTAGTATTTGATGAAGCGCCCCCAGAAGGTGCAGAGGTTGAGATAGTTGTTTCAACAACAAACAATCTATTAGGATTTAAAGACCCTAACAACTTCTATCCTCGTAGAGTGAATGAAGCAGATACAAATAGACTTGCAGTAAATGATTTAACAAACCAACATCCAGTAGTCAAACACAAACGTGACACTGTTGATGATTTAACTACAGAACCTAAACCCTCTTACAACGCATCTTATCCTTTCAATCATGTAAAGGAAACTGAGAGCGGACACATTCAAGAGTTTGATGACACGCCTGGGCATGAACGTATACATGAGTATCATCGTTCTGGAACTTTCTATGAAATTCATCCAGACGGTACAAAGGTTACAAAGATTGTCGGTGATGGTTATGAGATTGTACACGGTAAGAAAGAGATTCGTGTTCGTGGTAATGTAAACGTATTTGTTGATGGTGACGCATCTTTATATGTGCGTGGCAACATGGATGCACAGGTTGATGAAAATCTGAAGTTCAATGTAGGAAAAAACATAGATTTCCATGCTGGTGAAAACATTCGTATGTTCGCAAACCAATCTATGGAATTGACAACACAAACAACAATGACACAAACATCTGTCGGAAAGTTCTTACAACAATCTGTAGATGATATGCAAATTGTTACAAGTGCAAACTTTAGTAACTCAGTACTTGGTAATTATGATATGGTAGTGGATGGTAACTTCCTTACAGATATTGCTGGTACAATGGGAACTAATGTTACAGGTAATGTTACATTCAATTCGGAAGGTACATTCACTTCTACAATTACTGGTGCAACTGCATTGTCTACGGAAGGTACTTACACTCTTGCGTCTACTGGTGCAATGAAACATGATACTGGTGCAACCTTCAACATTGGTTCGGGTGGTGCAATGAACTTAGATGGTTCTACTGTTGACTTGAATACTAATGGAAGAAGTGCGGTTACAATTACAGCAGTTGTTCCTATTGTTCCTCGTACTACACCAACCCCAGCAGGGATTGGTATTGCGCCCGCACCTACGTTCCATGATTCTGGAGATATTGCTAACGGAGTTAAGAAGTGGAGTATTAGTATTGATGAGTATGACACAGATGGATTCGTTACAAATATTGAAGCACCAAAACAAGCGGAAGTTCTTACACCACTTGCATTCGTTCCTCTTGCAGACGCAGATGAGTTTTACGCAAGTGATGATGAAGAGAAGAGTGAAGATGAATTGAAGGCAGCAGTTGCTGATGGAACTATTAAACCAACTTCGTTCTCTGACTATTCTTACAATGCATTGACAGGAAAGATTAATACCTCTGGTGCATCTCGTAGAGTTATATCACAACCTCGTGTTCCAGATGAAGGTGTTGAACATAATGACCCATTAGATAGTAATTACTCAATAGCACCTACATCCTCAACCGCAACTCCAAGTGCTGAAGTAACTCCAGAAGCAAACTATGATGAAGCAGGAGATTACAACGGAAGTGTGAATTATAAACTTCCATTATCCAGACACTATAATCTTGGACAACTATCGAAACATTCTATTGTTGCGAAATCCGCTATTCCAAGCGGTGGTAACATGGGTAAGAAACAAAATGAAATAATTAACAATCTTAAAACACTAGCAGTGAATGTACTTGACCCGATTAAGGATAGGTATCCTAATGTTATGGTAACAAATGCATTCAGAAATAGGTCTGGTGGTTCACAACACAATACAGGTAATGCTGCGGATTTACAATTCTCTGGTGCATCTAAGAAAGAGTATTACGATATCGCAATTTGGATTAGTGAAAACATTCCACATGACCAAATGTTATTGGAATTTAAAAATACAGGAAGTGGGAATCCTTGGATTCACATCTCAGTAAAAGAAAGTGGTAACAGAGCGCAAGTAATGACTTTCCATAATCACAGAAGATATGGTGATGTTGGTAAGTTCTATAATCTTGCGTAGGAGAGAGTATGCCAGCAATTAGTCGAGTGGGGGTGGACTTACATGTAGGACATGCATCTCCCACACCAAGTCCTTTTCATCAAACAGCATATGCGTCTGGTTCTCCTAACGTAAATGTTAATGGTGCTGCAGCGGTTCGCATCGGTGATGCAACTGGTTGTGGTGATCCAGCAACTGGCGGAAGTGGTACGGTAAAGATTAATGGTTTGGGTGTACACAGGGTGGGTGATGCTACTGGTGGACATGGAAGTTGGGTTGCGAATGCATCTTCTTCTGGTTCGCCCACAGTATCAGCTGGTGGATAATAATAATATAAGGAAATCATATGTGGTATACATTGATAGCAACAGTAGTCGTATTGAATGCGGCTATAACTTCTGAGAACGTAATCGCAGAATCAACTCCTGTTCAGTTTATAGACAGTATAAACTTTGAACTTGCAGATGACAAGTGGGTATGGGCTCCGATAGTCAAAACATAAAGGAAAAGGGTATGTACGAATATAGAGTTAAAGTAGTAAAGATAATAGACGGTGACACTGTTGATGTGGACATCGACTTGGGCTTTGGTGTGTGGTTGAAGAAAGAACGTATTCGTCTGTTTGGAATTGACACACCAGAAAGTCGAACACGAGATTTAGATGAGAAGAAGTATGGACTTATGGCAAAAGACTTTATCACTAGTTTGTTAAGTGATGAGGGTGGTATTGTTCTTAAAACACATAAGGATGCAGAAGGTAAATATGGACGTATCCTTGGTGAGTTGTGGAGAACTACTGATCTTGCAGACCAATCAATCAATGAGTATATGATTGAGAAATATCATGCAGTTAGATACATGGGTCAGTCTAAAGATGATATTGCAGAACAGCATATTATCAATCGTGGGTTAGTAAGTTCCTTATAAATAACTGTAGGAGATAACTATGGCAGTCGCAATCAGCAGAAGTACGAATATTTTTAAGGACATTAGTTTGTCCTTTGCAAGGCATCCTATTACTGGTGATATAGCAAAGCTGTCAGATGTTGATGCAGTTAAAAGAAGTGTAAGGAATTTAATCAATACAAATTTCTATGAAAGACCGTTTCACCCAGAGATTGGTTCAGACATAAGAGCTACATTGTTTGAACCTGTCTCACCTTCAACAGCAAATCTTCTTGCAAGAAGGGTTGAGGAATGTATCACTAACTTCGAACCAAGAGCGGAACTATCTAATGTTATCGTAACAGGAGATATTGATCAGAACAGATATGATGTTACTATTGAATTTTATATAGAGAACAGTCCTGTGGAACAACAGACATTAGATATTCATTTGGATAGATTAAGGTAAGAGAGCGTAAAATGGCAACTAAACTACAAGTCACTGAGTTGGACTTTGATGATATCAAATCAAACTTAAAGACATATATGAAAAACCAAACAGAGTTTACGGACTACGATTTTGAGGGTTCGGGACTTTCTACTATTATTGATTTGCTTGCATACAATACTCATTATCTAGCAATGAATGCAAACATGGCAATCAATGAAGCATTCTTGGATACTGCAACTCTACGTTCTTCAGTTGTATCTCATGCAAAGACGTTGGGATATACTCCACGTTCTGCTAGAGCTTCAATTGCATATGTTGATGTATCACTTAATTCATTCACTGGAAGTTCAGCAACTATTGCAAAGGGAACTAAGTTCACTACACAGATAGACGGTTCGACTTATGGATTTGTTGTGAATGCATCTCAAACAGTTTCACCTGTTAATGGTATTACACGATTTGTT